TCAAGAATTCTTTCTCAGATTCTCCATGATATCGACCGTTTCATTTCTCATCTTATCTGTCACATGCGAGTAAGTATCCATCGTAATTGAAATTCTGCTGTGCCCCAATCGGTCAGAGATTTCTTTCATTTTTGCGCCATTTTCGAGAAGAAGTGTAGCATGAGTATGTCTGAGAGAATGGAAGTTAAAAGAGAGGGAGAGTGCATTCGATATCCTTCTTGTGTTCCATTTCACCACACTTGGCGTAACTAGCTCACCGTATTCCTTCGTACATACTGCATTTGAATCAATGTAGAGCTTTCCATACTTCATTCGATTTTCTAATTGTTGTTTCTTATGTTTTTTCAGAATTGCTAGCAAGGTTTGTCCAATAAAAATCGTTCGATTGGAACTGCTTGTCTTTGGTGTACCATATACCCATGCGCCATCATTCTTTACCATTTGTTTCTCTACAGTAATTGTTCCATTTGAAAAATCGACATTATCCCACGTCAGACCACAAACTTCGCCAACGCGCATTCCCGTATAAAATCCAATATTCAAAGGAATATAGAAAGGATGGCCTTCAGGAGTGATTTCTAGCATATGGTCAAAGTCTTCAAGAGAAATGATTTTTAGATCTTTTTTAGTCGTTGGTCGTTCTTCGTATTTTGGTATCTTTACATACAGCATAGGATTTTGCTTGATTAACCCCCAAGGATAAACCGCCATATTCAGCGCATTCTTAAGGACAGAGTGAGTAATAGTCATTGTTTTCTTCGAGTAACCCTTTTTAAATTCAGCATTGATGAAATTTTGTAAAAGAGCAGGGGAGAGATCCGTAAGTTTTTTCTTTCCTAAATAACCGTTTATATGATTTTTGATGGTAAATCGGTAGTTTTCATAGGTATTGTATTTTAGATTTAGTTTAACGTATTCCTCCATCCAAAAATCAAGGTATTGTTTTACTCGAGTATCCGTATCTAAAAAGTATTGTCCTGTTTCGTCAATATCTGATAAAACTTTTCGTAAAGCAGCTTCGGCCTCTGGTCGGGTGTCTCCGCCAACTTTCTCCACTTTTTTTCTTGAGCCATCATCATTAATATCTTCAAAATAATAATACCAACGTTTTCCACGTTTTCTCACACCGCCACGCATAAAATCAGTCCTTTCATATTGCTATGTCATTAGTACGATAGTTAAATTCTTTTGGTACATATAGAGAGGGAATAGATGTAAAATCCGTATTTTCAATAGAAGTATACGAACTTATGTTCTTTTGCGTTTAAAAAGAAAAGCCCGAAGGCTGATCTTAAACTATTACAATGCAACTAATTAGGGACGAGCGTATTGATTCCCTCGAGGGGCACGACTATACCCAGCATTATCAGCATCTATTTGAGTCATGTATTGATAATTATTTGGATTTGTAACACGAGAATAGTACTTTCCACTATCTGAACGAGCGAAAACCATACCATTTGCAGCGATAGACCACTGGCCATCAACAGTGTATGAATTATTTTGTTGTTCAGCTTGACGTTGAGCTTCAGTAGCTTGCTGTTCTTGAGCCTGACGCTGAGCTTCAGCAGCTTGTTGCTTTTGTCGTTCTGCTTCAGCTGCCTCATTAGATTTTATAGTTGAATCAACATTGACTAAGCGATTTAATAATTCTTGGTTTCCACCAGGTATAGATTGAATAGCTGATAATGCTGCATTGTAGTTATCTCTAGTTGGATTAGCTTCAGCTTGTTCCAGAATGGTTTTAGCTGTTGAAGTTTTTTGATTAATTTCTTCTTGGCGTTTTTTCTCAGCTTCTTTAGCTTTTTGTTCTTCTTGGCGTTTTTTCTCAGCTTCTTTAGCTTTTTGTTCTTCTTGGCATTATGATTAGTGATGGAATGATTACAGGGAAATGCCCACTGTACTATTCAGTATATAGAAGCCTACCTAAACCAGATACACTTAGACCAGTTGCGTTATACCCAACTAATGATAATAATGATAATTTTGTGCGTGTAAGTAAAACATTTACTATACCATCTGATTTAACTGATGGTGATTTTGCACCATTTTTACAATGGTATTTTCCATCAGATGCTGTAGGTAAATATTATGTAGGGTACGATATTAAAATTGAAGAAGGTTCAAAAGCAACACCGTACCAGCCCAACTTACTAAATGACCCTTACTGGTTGGGTAAAGCTCCTTTGGGTGAGAATATTGCTGATCCAGCAAAAGTGTTTCCTATTAAAACTAGCAACAATCAAATATATATTGGAGATATGATCGAACCGTTTGTTGTAGGGCAAACATATACCCTTACAATGAAAGCTACTAAACCGGATAGCCAAACGTTTAGAGTATATAACTACGGAATGGTTAAATACGGCGACATGATGCCAGTGGAAGGTTTAACTGATGTTTGGCAATTAACATTCACAGTATCAGAGATTTACGAATCTTATCCATCAAGTTTAACGATTTATCAGCAACCCAAAGAAACCGTTGGTGCATGTCAAATTGACTGGCTCAAGATCGAAAAAGGCAACACACGAACCCCGAATATTAGTCAGTTTAAATACTTCGGTGAAGGCCTGAAAGACAGCAACAATCCGAACGACTATAGTTGGGACGTCACGCCTGAATATACTGAAAAAGGCTTGAATGATTCTGTGAGCTTAACCAAGCCACAATCTGTAGATGGAACTAAGAACTTTTTAGAAACCCCTCTAGTTAATGGAAAAAATGTACTGGTAGAAGAAAAGCCGTTGCCTTATGAAGCGTGGCATTCAACAGGAACTGAACAAACTGGAATTTCTAATAAAGCTCGGTTAATTATTGGACCAGTAGCAACCACCATTGGAGCAAAGTTGAATCGATCTATGAAGGAGAATCCGTTGACTTGGAATTCTGGAAATTGGCAAGCAACAGCTAATCGAGATTGTACTTTGTTAGTAGAAGGGTTAGTTAGATATCAGTTTGGCGGATCAACAGCTGGTCAGTATGGTTATATTACTTTTTATAAAGACGATGCTCAAACTAGTTCTATTGGTTTCGCAGGTGGTGTTGGTATAAATGGAACTGCATTACAATGGAAGCATGGGCTTCACTTTAGTAGAATTTTCGCGTTGAAAAAGGAGAGTACTTTAATATCACTTTTGAAACTCAGGATGGTAAGAAGTTAGATTTTTCTCAAATAAACACGCTGCACATTATGGAAATAGAAGCTTAGAGTAAAGGAGTGAAATAAATGAAAAACATTTGGAAATATGGACGTACTGGCGGAGAATATGCAGGAAAAGTATTGGACGACATGCTTGTATCCGTTCCTTACACGGATCAGCCACCGCTTGAAGGAATTCGTGCTGATGGCGAACCGCTAACGATTGCTGATCAGATGTTTGATCCTAAACTGAACCAATGGATTGTGTTAGCGAACGCGTTAGATCACAACGATTTAAACAATCTCAAAGCAATGTATGAGTCGTTAGAAAATGAGAACGGCGATTTAAAGCAGCTCAATGCCAAAATCATGCTAAACGATGTAGCGATTAAACAGGAAAATGCTGCATTGAAAGAAAAAGCGGATAGTTTAGCACAAATCAATTCAAAAATGATGCTTGCTTCGTTACAAAATAGCAAAGATATTTCAGAAATTAAAGAGCAACTAAATCCAGCTTCAAAGGGAGGTGAGTAGTATGTTTAGTTTTAGCGATGTGAAAATGATGTATGATTGGGGCTGTTTTACTGACGATCAAGTTCGTCTATTCGTTCCACTATGTATCACAGATGAAGAAGCAGATAGAATTATTAGCAAAGAAGAGAGCGCATCTTAAGTGATGCGTTTTTTTGTTGGAAAGTTGGTGGAACATGAAAGAAGAAGCGCTCCAAGACGTTGTGGAGAGATTAGTAAGAATTGAAACAAAATTAGACAACTACGAATCACTTAGAGAAAAAGCTGATAGTGCAAAAGATTTGGCAGACAAAGCCTACTCAGTAGCGCTAAACAACGCAGAAGATATCAAAGAAATGAAAGCCAATAATAAATGGTCGTGGGGTTACATGATCGGTTTAGGCATTACGATCATTGGCTATTTCTTGACTAAATTGTAAAGGAGTTAAGAAGAAATGATTTTACCCGATAAGTATTATCAAGTCATTAAATGGACGGTTTTAACAGTATTACCAGCTGCATCTGTTTTAGTAGCCACGTTAGGAAAAGCGTATGGATGGAATGGAACAGATATGACAGTACTCACTATCAATGCAGTAGCAACATTTTTAGGTGTTATCACTGGTGTGTCGGCTTATAATTTGAAAAAATAGGAGGAAACAAATGAAAAAGAAAATTACTATTACTGCGATGAGCCTGTTAACGGCTCTTTTTTTATTGCCAATTAATGGGTTTGCCTATACGATCAACAATGAATTTAATTTGGGCCCAAACGAAGGTAGCTCACAAGTAGCAAATAATCAGTACATTTTACTGCATGAAACGGCTAATGAAACAGCAACAGGACGCAATGAAGCGCAGTATATGCAACGTTCATGGACTAGCGCTTATACTGCTTATATTGTGGGTGATGGCGGAATTGTTTACCAAGTCGGTCAACCTGGTTATGTACAGTACGGTGCTGGTTCGTATGCTAATGCCAATAGTCCTGTTCAGATTGAGTTACAACACACACATGATAAAGAAACGTTTGAGAAAAACTATAAGGCATACGTTGAATTGGCTAGAGATTCAGCAATGAAATATGGTATTCCATTAACATTGGATACTCCTTATAACCAACCAGGAATCAAATCGCATTTATGGGTAACGCAAAATATTTGGGGCGATCATACAGATCCTTACGGTTATCTTTCTGAAATGGGTGTAAGTAAAGAAAAACTAGCCTATGATTTGGCTCATGGTTTTACCGATGAAAATCCAACTACTTCAGATGATAAACCAGTCATTGATCCAACTAGAGCAGGTGCAGCAAATCCTACACTGACAGATGGAACGAATTACGCCCACATTGATCAGTTTGGAGAAATCGAAAATGCAAATTTGCATGTAGCTGGATGGCACATTGCTAACTATAAATACGAGTATATTTTCATTATGGATTACAATACTGGAAAAGAATTAGCTCGAGTAAGAGCTGATGGAATTTATAGACCAGATGTAAACCAAGCTTATAATACTTCTGGAAATGTTGGTTATCATGTATCTTTCAATATGCGTAATTTTCCTAATAAGAAAGTCTATGTCATGATGCGTGCAACAAACGATCCAACAGGAAACACTAAAGGCGGAGCACAAGATTTTCATGATAAGCGCTGGTATTTGAATATTCCACAAAGATAAAAATAGCCCCTCGTTGAGGGGCGGTACATGAAAAAATATATAACATTTTTGTTACAAATTTAATGTTATGAATATCACAAAGTGTTGTTTTAATATCATAATCGTTTAACTTGAACTTATGTTCCCTATATGTTAATATAATTATGTAATCCTCAATATTTATATTTGCCATTTGAAGCCTTAAGACTCTTGTTTTTAAGGTTTTCTTTTGCTTTAATTAAAGTTGCAATTATAATAAAGTGAGGAATATTTATGGCAAAACAAGTAATACGATTTAATTATTTTCATGTAAAATTGATTAATAATCAAAATGAAATGTTTGAATGGGATATGAGAGATTTTATTGAATATATCATTGGAAATAAACATTCTTTTGATCCATCAGTAATACTTGGAGATGAAATTTCTGATTTAGAATGGAATAGTTGTGGTTACGATGAATTTAATGACTTATATTATATACAATTATCGAAACTACGTTCTAAGAATATTCCTTCTAGAAAAAGAGTAAATCAGGATAAAATTCCATTAAATTTAGCTGATGACGAATTTTTAGGTGAATTTAATTTACTGATATTTGATCCAAAATTAAATATTTTAATAACTCAAGGGAACTTCTATGGATTAACAACTAAACAGATTACTATGACCTTAAGTAATCTCAGAATGAAATATAAAGATGCTATTGGTGAAAATGATGGTGATGTACCATATATAGTTAGTCTTGAACCAATAATTGATCAAACTGCAATTTCAAGAGTTAAGCATAACAATATTTATCGATCTATTACAATTAAGGGAGCTGATTATAAAGAAATTGCTAATGAAGACTTGGACACACAATTTATGGGGACTGCTATAGAAGCCCTAAACGAAATAAATGGAGTGAATTTTGAAATTACTGTTACTATGGCAAGAGCACCCAAACAGAAAAGTCTTGATGAGACAGAAACAAGAAAATTAATTGATGAAGTATTAGAATTAAGAGATAAAAATATCGATGTTTCAATGAATATAGCTTCTAGAAAAGATGAAGAAAATTCGATCGAATATATTGATTTGATAGCACCTAGGCTTACATCTAAGATTATCTTAGATGTTCAGAATAGGTCAACTATAGGTGCAGAATATATATTTAATGGTTTTAAAGAACAAAATTATTTTCATGAGAACGTCCATATGCAGAGAACAGTTATGAATATATTGGCAAGAGAATAGGGATGGATGTGATATCCAATGCTTACAAAACATTTCAAATATATTAGGAAGGTAAGCAGGAAGCATTTTAATGATGTAAAAAAAGCGATAGAAAGAAAAGATTATTATTGGTTAGATAGAGTGAATGTAGTTCATAATGAATTAATACTTATTTTTTGTATAGTATTTTCAATTTTTTATATGTGTGGAAAATTTCTTTCTATTAGAAATAGTATAAGTGATACTATTACTATTTCATCAATAATATTAGGAGTTATTGGTGTTTTAATTGGATTGTTAATAAGCATGAAAGAAGACTCTACTTTTTTTGTTAATGCAGCAAAAGCTGGTAAAGATGCCTTTTTTTATAAAAGTTTAATGTTAAAATTAAGAAACGCGTTTCTCACTAATTTATTTTTCGTGGTTTTAACCTTAACGTTGAACTTAATTTTACCAGCAGTGAGTTTTTTGTTAAAAAGTACGTTTCTAATCTTTTGGTCCTATTTATTTCTTAAGACTTTATGGCAAGTTATGTACTTAATAATTTTAATAACTAAAATAATTACTTACGAACCGCCTAAGGAGAATAAGCTTAGAAAAAAAAGTTAAGTGTCTATCGAAAAAACTCACTCAACCATAGAAGAGTTTTTTTCAATTAATTTTATTTTTTTTGCTATATTTATCACGTAAGTCAACCCACAACTAAACTATTCCCACCCACCTTCGGGTGGTTATTTTTTATACACAATCTTATGTCTATTTCCTTCATAAGTTATGATGACATCTGTTCAGAGCTACTCGAAATAATAGCTTTTTAGTATTGATTTTTTATAGGATGAGATTATAATAATAATCGTAATAGCTGATGAATCAATTTCCCAATCTTTTTACGCATTTAAACAGCGAAGCGTCTTCGGACGCTTCTTTTTTGTACTACAATCAATATTTATATTTGGATTACCTCTAGATAGTTTCTTTGTATAAAAAAACGACTCATAATGAGTCGTTTAATAGATCAGAGTAATAAGTCATTGATTTCTTTAAATTCTTTATCAAGTTCTTTTTCATCATATTTTTCATATTTATCAGCTTCATGAAGAACTTTTTTAATTTCATGAATAGCCTTTCGTTCAACTAACCATTTTTTTAGGTTATGTTTTTTTTCTGGATTTTCAGATAACGTATCAAGTTCGTCTAACTCTTTATCCAGTTTATTGACAACAGAAACAATTTTGTTTACAACTTTTTCTTCTTTGTTTTCTAAATTTGACATTTATCTTCACGTCCTTTTTATTTGATAATATAAGTATAGAATGTAGATACAATTAATACAAAATAAAACCTTTAAATATGTCTAATTGCATAAATAGAAAAGCTAGTTTAAATATTCTTATTAAGTTTATTTAGTTGATTTATATGGGAATAAGAAATATTTAAATTTGAAACGATGGATTTAATTCATGAAAGATACATAAAAGGGATCAGCTAATTAAACTTATTTAAGATCTTTTTTTTATTTTTCTGAAAAGTTAAAGTAATAATAGACTAAAAAATAACCATGTGAGATAATGAACATAGAAAAAAGCTTCAGATACTCCCTCACCCTAGAGTCTTTCCCCAAAAAGATAAGTATCTGAAGCTTTTTTCTTTTTATGACTTGGAAATAATAGCATAAAATAATATCTTTTACAAAGAATAAGTACAATCTAGTTTTTTGCTATTAAATGTGTAATAATAAATATGCCATCACAACATGAAGAATGAAACCCATTATTATCTAGTCTATGTCCATTCTTTTTGTTTGCAGTAGTTGTGATGGCTTTCCGTACTTAGCTCAGTTGGTCAGAGCAAACGGCTCATAACCGTCCGGTCGTAGGTTCGAGTCCTAAAGGGTACCTTAATGTAGCCCTTTGAATCGTTATGTGTTAGAATTTTTTTGAAGAGTATTATACAAGCTAAAGCTTTTCTTCATTGCCACTCAAATGAGTGGCTTTTTTATGTATCCTTTTATGGATTAATGAAAGGATGTTTCACATAGTTATACTTCTGTATATTTGAAAAGTTTTACTTTGATTTTTAAATGGAAAGACATTTGGGTTATATTGTGAGATAATAATAAAGAAGAGTTTAAAGCGTTCCCCAAAAACCACTCCCCCATAAGTGTGTTACGCTTTAAACTCTTTTATATTTGAAGCCATTAAAAAGCATACCATATTTTTGAAAAAAAGTGAGAAAAAAGGCTTACAATTGGAGTGATAGTTAATTAGTGACTTATTTTTGATTTTATAGCACTGATACTATAAAATATAGATATCATCATATTACACAATCTTAATACTAACTTAAAAAATATCTCCTTTCATAAGTATGGTGATAAAATCCGTTCCGGGCTACCTTTTTAGGTAGCCTACTTTAATCTTTATACCTTTCTGGATCAACGAAAGTATACTTTATATAGTCATAACGCCGATGATCGCTACGTGCGTCCGGCACGTCAGTCACGATATCAAACAAAAAGTATACATCCTTCTTCATTCTCGTTTTCGCAGCAGGAATTTTGAAATAGTTCTTATTAGAATAGTAGAGATTGATTAATAAGCTATCTTCTATTGCTAAAAAGAAAACTTCTGAATCCCATACTTTATAAAAATCTTTGATAAATCTATTCGAAGGATCAAATTTAAACCATAATTGTGTCTTTCCTTCTATTAAAATATCTTGGTTATATGCATCTTCTTTGAAATTTAAGGTAATTGATATGTATCCCGACCAAATATTAGGGTTGTTAGAAATTAAAGACCCTAGTCCTAGTGATAATAAAATACCAGATAATTATACAGCGCAACAGTATATTAAAGATATTTGCAATGTTAGATCTGAAATACAAAGAGTTCTAGATAGAATTGAAAATGAAATTGGTAAGATAATGATGGAAATGGAAAGATCGTGATAAAGTTTTTGTTACTATTTTTAATAATGCAGCAAAAAAATATTGCCACCATTTTGCCACCGATGACTGAGGTTTTCTCAGGTGTTTTGAAATGACCTAAAGATAGAAGAGATTATTTAGTTCCTTTATAACCTTTAATACTAGAAGCTTAGAGACTATCTTAGATTAATAGAGAATAGTACAGTTAGATTATTGCGAAAAGAAGCCTTCATGGCCGTTCTGAAAATGGACGAAGAAGAAAGTAAGAAGTAGTAAGAGGTCTATTTGACAATACTGAAAAAAATACCATATTTACATGGGTTTGCCACCGGAATGTCACCGGTGGTTTTTTTGTTGGTAAAATTCTCCATGATATCTACCATTTCAATTCTCATTTTATTTGTAATATGAGAATAGGTGTCCATCTAATCATGTTTTGGATGCCATGGAATCAGAGGATTAGTCGGAAACAACTTTGGATTAGTCAAAAGAATCCATGTATAAACTGAGTGATGTCGCTTAAGTTAGCGCAAAATTCTTAGCTGTTTTAAAAAATAGTTTGGCTATAATCTCTCAAAAAGTGTATTTATTCAAGTAACTTTTTCAGAAAAAATAGACTAGAAACAAAAAAAACCAGCCCTAAGAGCTGGAAAACTTAATTTTTTGTATTCAGATAAATTAGTATGCAAATAAAAAATACTATCGAAAATACTAAACCAACTAAATAATTGGATAAAAAAAGGGGATCAGTATCTGAATCATCCCAAATCTGAATCATGAAATAGATAAATGGGAGGGATGAGACGATCAGTAAACAATCTTTTTTACGCCATGTTTTTAAACAATGTAGAACAATAATTTTATATGCACAAGTAACCCAGAATAAAATTTTACTAATAAATAACAAAGTTATATCCCCTTTATTTTTTCTCTTTTGCAATATATTTATCTTATCATTATTCATTGATTATGAGAAAAAAATGAGATTGAAGGGGGGATCGGTAATAAAAGACTTATACAAAAATGAAGGGTTGCTTAGATACGTAGATTACTACAGTATAATAAGAACGGTTTCAAGCTATATGATCATTGATACATAAGTTCAGAAAATCGACTTAAAATGTTATTGATTAATGAGAATTGGAAAAACGGCAATGAATAAATCGAGTAAACAAGAATCGAACGTACTGAAGGCAACATTTGAAAAAGAATACGGAGTTTCTACAGAAGAAGTATATAAAGTGGCAAGTCAGGGTGTTGCTATTGCAAGTGAGGTTATTCGTAAGCTTGGATTTCTATATAAAATGATGCTCGTCAATGGGAGGGAGCGGAATGAAAAAAAAGACAGATGTTACGCTAGTAGTCATGGTATAGACGGTTTAATACTAGATATGCCGATAAAGTACCCTAATTAATTCGGATTGAAAGAATGATGAAATGCGATAGACAGCAACGGTTGAAAAATAGTAAGAACAATTATGAAGAGTTGAAATTCACATCCTTGTTTCCTAGTATGTTTTTACTATTTCCGTTGCTGTCTATTAATTTATAAACATCGGAGTTACGCATATTTAAAACACATCAATTACTTATTGTCAAAGATAGATATAATACGCATCAGCTTCCGAAGTAGCAGAATTTACCTTATGAAGTCCTTCTAATTTGATGTGGAGTTCTTTGGCAATTTCTTGAATATATTTGTTAAATATACTATTTTCTAATTTTAAATAATTAGCAATCTCTATAGAAATAACTTTTTTACATTCTTTTCCTATAAACTGAATATTAAACTGTCTTATTACACTGTTTCTATCACTTTCATTAGGAAAGCTACTTATCATCGATACATATTCTTTTATAGACATAAGAGTACTTTTTATCATTTGGAATTCATCCATAATTTCACCTTCTCTAATTATTTTAATTTTAATTTAATTATACATGATACTTTTGTTTCTATCCATTTTTTTGCTGAAGAGAAAATAAGGTAAGGAAAGTTTAGCGACTATCGCTAGGTGAAAAGATAAACAGCTTCTTTTTTATTTTTTAGTTACATAGACATTCAGAAAAAAAGACAATCAACTAGTGATCGTCTTTTAGAAAGTTACCAATCAATTTTATAATATTGCTAGAAAATAAGATAAGAGCAAGACCTAAAATATTTATAAAAAATTGAAATCTAAAAAAATAGCATTAAGGATAACAAGAATCATTTCGATGTATAATAATTAATCATTCTTATAAAGATATCGCAAAACAATGATGAAAAGAATAAGTGATAAAAACAACCCAACTACGTAAAAAAATAATGCTGAAAGCGATTGATAAAATGTATATTTCACTATTTTTATGATAAAAATTGCTGTAGGAAGAAAAGAAAGCATTAATATAACTGTTTTTCTAGAACGTTTAGTGAAGTAAAAAAAAGAGCTGATACCAATACAGACTGGAATCCAAAATAAAAGCATGCTAAATGTGACCACCGTATCATCTCCCATATCGTCTTATGTCAATTAGGATAATAGCACTTTATCAACTAATAACCAAATATTAAGGATAATAGTTCCGAATGGACTACAAACACACCAGAATGGAAAAAGTCAGAAAACCGGAACTAACTGAAATAAAAGCAAAGTTTAAAAAATACGGTGTTCCTACAGAAGCAGTGGATAAAATTGCGAGCAATTGTATTGCCGGCCATCATTCAGGTTGAAAAAGTAAGTAGTTAACGAAGAACAAAAAGAAAGTAGATAGATATGAGATTTTTAATCGGAGATCATACTCGTTCATTAAACAATTGTTGTGATTTTTCTGAAATTTTACATCTTTTAAACCTTATATCGAGTGATTATCCTTGTGTTAGTATTATATCCGTGTTACAGTAAATAAGTAATCTAATTTGAAACGTAATCTGAGCGATATATTCACACTATAAAAACTCCTTTTACCAAGTAATATTAATTGCAATAAAACACGTATTATATACGTATCAGGAGGAATTATAT